ACTGGTGTTTCAAAATCAATGCAAGGATTAGATGCTGATACTTTAGATGCTAAAACAGCAACTGGTGTTAATTCATTAATGACACAAACACAAATGCGTTCAGAATTAATTGCTAGAATTTTTGCAGAAACAGGCGTTAAGGATTTATTTAGAAAAATGTTTGAACTGATGGTTAAATATCAAGATAAAGAAAAAGTTATTATGATCCATAATAAATATGTTCCAGTAAAACCTACAGAATGGAGAGATAGATTTAATGTTTCTGTAGTAGTGGGTTTAGGTACTGGTTCAAAAGAACAACAAATTGTTATGTTAAACAATATTTTAGAAAGACAATTACAAGCATTTCAATTACAAGGCGGAAAAAAGTTTCAAATGTTACATTACAGAATATGTATAACACTTTAACTAAAATTATTGAAAACGCTGGACTTAAAAATGTAGAAAGTTACTTTGTTAATCCTGAATTAGGAAAACAAATGATGCCACCACCTCAACCACCACCATTAACTCCTATTGAAAAAATTGAATTTACAAGAATTGATGCTGAGAATAAGCGTAAGATTGCAGATTTAGAATTACAATACCAAGAATTATCGCAAAAGAATCAAGAAATGCTTTTAGACTTTGAAGCTAAGATAAAAGATATTGCCTTGAAATATAATACACAACTTGATACAGCTAAAATTAAAGCTGATGCTGATTTAGATAAAATGATTATGGCAGATAATACAAAAATCTTGGAAAAAGCAGAAAAGTCTGCTAATATGTTCAGCGAACAGTTAAAAGGTACTAATGGATCAAAAAGATCAGGCCAACAGGGAGAGGGAACTCAGCCGGTCATCCCAGGCCAAACAATTATTAGGGAATAAACTTTTTCAAGAGTCATTTTCTACTCTTAAAAAAATTTATTCTGAGGCACTTTTAGATAAAACAGGTGCTAAAGAGGGTGATACAAGGGAAAAACTTTGGATCGCTTATAATGTTGTTGGAAAAGTAGAACAACATTTAAAAAGTATTCTTGAAACAGGAAAACTTGCAGAAAAACAATTAGAAGTTTTCCGAAAACAGCAACAAGATAAGAAATTTTAACCGACCTGGTTAAAATAAGCCAACCCATAAGGGAGCTTAACTAAAGGAGGACATTTATGTCTGATGCAAACCCATTATTGTCTAATAAGACAATGCAAGGTGCAGCTAAAGCTGTTGAGGGGTTATTAGATCAAGGTAAAATTAATACTGAGATAACTGACGAACCTCAAAAAGAAGTTGCTAAAGATGAACCAAAGAAAACTGAAGCGAAAGCCGAAGATAATTCTAAAGTTCAAGAAGAAGAAAAAAAGACCGAAGCTCAACCTGAAAAGGAAGCGGAAGTTGAAGAAGAAGCGTCTGAAAAAGAAAACGCTGAAGCGAAACAAGAAACCGATTTACACCAAATAATAGTCAATGGTGAAAAAATTGAAGTTGACCTTGATGAACTGAAAGCAGGTTATCAAAAAGATGCCGATTATAGACGAAAGACGGAAGAATTAGCGATTGATAAACGACAGCTAATATCTGACAAAGATCGTCTAACCAAAGACTATTCAACCAAGTTAGAGGATTTGAATAATCTTACGATGACTTTAAATGCCGAAGTCAATAGTGAATTAAGTTCTAAGGATCTTGATAAGCTATTTGATGAAGACCCTACTGAAGCTGCGAAACTTGAGAGGCAAATAAGACGAAGAAAAGAAACTATCGTACAAGCTCAAAGAAAGCTACGCACACATCAGGAACATCAGTTTCAGGAAATAGTAAGGGAAGAACAAAAAAAGGTCGCTGTTAAGCATCCTGATTTTGCAGATCCTATTAAAGGATCTACCCTGAAAACGAACATGAGGAATTATTTAGTTGGTAGAGGTTTTAATGACCAAGAAGTGAACCAAGTTTATGACTCCAGAATGTTTGATGTAATAATGGATGCGATGACGCATCAGAATAACGAAAAGTTGAAACCAACTTTAGTTAGTAAGAAAGTCAAACCATCTAAAGTTATTAAGTCTGGCATAAAAGAATCAAAAGATGATAAAATCAGTCAAACAAGGTTGGAGAAAATTAAAAGACTTCAACAAAGTGGTAATCCTAGAGATGCAGCGGAGTTGTTGTCTAATTATATATAAACAACTAAACCCTTTAAGGAGGAAACTATGGCTGTATTAACAACTTATAATACAACTGGAATAAGAGAGGATCTTGCGGACATTATTTACAATATAAGTCCTACTGAGACTCCTTTCATGTCAGGTGTTGGTAAAAACAAAGCTACTAACACTTCGCATCAATGGCAAACAGATAGTCTGGGTGCTGTTGCTGCAAACGCAAAAGCTGAAGGTGCTTCTATATCGTATGCAACACTTTCTAGCTCAACAAAGCTAACAAACTATACTCAAATTTCTTCAAAAGCTGTTCAAGTATCTGCAACAGACGATGCTGTGAATTTAGCTGGTAGAAATACTGAGTTAGCATATCAAGTAGCGAAAGCAGCGAAAGAACTTAAAAGAGATATGGAAAATGCTCTTTTATCAAATACTGCTGCGGCTGCTGGAACATCTGGTTCACCAACTAGAACTTTAGGCGGAGTCCAAACTTGGATTTCAACTAATGTTGACGCTGGTACAGGTGGTTCTGGTTCAGGCGGTGGAGCTGCTAGAACAGACGGAACTCAAAGAGCTTTCACTGAAACTCTATTGAGATCAACTCTGAAAACTACTTGGGATAGTGGTGGAAATCCTAATGTGATAATGCTTAATGGTTTTAACAAGCAAAAACTATCTTTCTTCACAGGCGGAGCAACAAGATTTGACAAAGCAGAAGATAAAAGACTTATGACTTCTATTGATGTTTATGAATCAGATTTTGGCTCTATGCAGGTAATACCGAATCGTTGGATAAGAAAAACTAACGGAACTGCAGCTAAAAGAGGACAAGATGTATTATTGCTTGATACGGACTTTTGGGCTGTGTCTTTCTTGAGAGATTTCAAATTACAAAATCCTGCACAAACTGCTGACGCAGATCAGAGATTTTTAGTAGTTGAATATACTCTTGAAGCGAAGAACGAAGCATCAAGTGGTATGGTTACTGATGTAACTACATCATAATACTAAAATATTATTTGGGGTGTGGCCTTTAAAAAACGCACCCCACTTAATCAACCAATATTGAAGCTCATACAAGGCATTGGGCGGAACGATAGAGGAAAAAAAAATGAGAACACTTAACGATTATTTCTTAACTGTTAAAATGAGTGATGTATCAACTGCTAGTTCAGTATATGTCGCTGTACCTGACGGTGGAAGAGTAATTAAAATCACTTCAGTTTTGGGCGGAACAATAGCAACTGCTAATGCTGTTATTACAGCAAAAGTTGGTTCTACTGCTATGACTGATGGAACTATAACAATAGCTTACTCAGGTTCAGCAACAGGAGATATAGATACTTGCGAACCAACAGGAGCTAATACTGTATCTGAGGGAGATTATATTACATTGACGACAAGTGGTGCGTCAACTAATACTCATACTGCCGATTTTACAATCGTTATAAGAAGATAATTTAAAATAGGGGGGATCTTGCCTAGCGGTACTTCCCCCCACTAAATAAATAAGGAGAAAAATAAAATGGCTTATAATTACGGATTAGCTCCAGGAACAACGCATAAAGTTTCACCAAGTGGATCTAGTGCTGCATCATCAACTGCATTTAACGCAGATACAGTATTCGTTAGAGTAGTAGCAAGTGCTGCTATGAATATTAAATTTGGTGCTTCACCAACCGCTGCTGCTACGGATTTATATATCCCAGCTGCAACAGTAGAAATACTTAAAGTGCCTGAACAAGGTGTGAAATTTGCTGCTATTGGTTCTGGCGATTGTTATGTTACTGAGATGTCCTAATGGGTAAAGCTCCTAAATGGGGTGTTAATACTTATGTTAAAAGGACTAAACCTAAAATCGGTAGGCATAAAAAAAATATGAACAAAAAAGAAAAGCGTTCATATAAAAAATATAGAGGACAAGGACGATGAAAGATATTCAAAATGATGGTTTGAAACAAACTACAATCA